CAATATTTGCTTGACCATTACAAAGAATTTGATTTTATATGGAGTTCACCGCCTTGTCCAACTCATTCACGTGCCAGGTATTGGGGTTTTGGAATAAATGGGAAAAAACCAATTTATCCAGATATGAAGTTATACGAAGAAATAATATTTTTGCAAAGTCATTTTAAAGGAAAGTATTGTGTTGAAAATGTTATTCCATACTATGAGCCTTTAATCACACCACAAAAAAGAGGTAGGCATTTATATTGGTGCAATTATATATTACCAAATGTAATTTCCAATAGAGGAAATAAACTCAAAGAACAAAATACCAATTCTGAGTCATTAAATCATTATAATAAATTTCACGATTACGATTTTACTAAATACAAAGGTGAGCAATTAGTATTAAAAATGGCGCGTAACCTGGTCGATTATGAAGCAGGAAAAACTATATTAGAAACCGCTTTGAACATCTACAAAAAGTCAGACATTAAACAAACATCTATTTTTGATTATGAGGTGTAAAAACTGCAAAGAGAAATTTGAGCCTATACGCTTTCTCCAAAAGTATTGCTTAGAACCTGAATGCGTAAAAGTATGGGTTGAAAAAGAAAAGGAAAAGCAATGGAAGGCTAAAAAGACGCAGTTAAAAAAGGAACTGATGTCATTACAAGACTATTTGAAGATTGCACAACAAGTATTTAACAAGTACATCCGCGAACGTGACAAAGGAATGAACTGTATATCATGTGATAAGCCACCAAAGAAAGCCAACGCTGGACATTATTTTTCACAAGGCGGTCATTCAAATGTTAGGTTTAACGAAGACAACGTACATCTACAATGCGAACATTGCAATAGTTTTCTGAGCGGTAATTTACTGAACTACCAAATCGGAATTGAAAAGCGTATAGGAGGCGAAAGATTAATTGCTCTGCATGAAATAGCGCATGAAACAAAGAAATGGACTATTGACGAACTAACGGATCTGATCGCAACCTACAAAGCCAAGATAAAAAACCTATAATTTTTTTTACTAAAATGTATAACGTATTAAAAAAGCTGTATATTTGAAGCATAATTTTAAACATAAACACAATGAGAAAACCAAGAAAAGGAGTAATCGAGAATTACTACAAAGCACTAAATGTGATTCAAAAGGACTTTAAACGACCAAGTCAGAAAACGGTTTCTGATGTTTTAAGAAGTCACAACCTAAGCACTTGCCATGTAGGCATAATGAAAGATTTAGGTATTATTGAAAAAACAACCAAAGGAACGCAATGGATTGGGTTAGAGCCATCATTTGAAATGGCAATGGCTATACGCAACCGTTATATTGAAAAGATAGCTGAAAGAAAGATCACAAAAACTAAACAACCAGCATTTGAATGGGCAAAGCCTGAAACAACGGTTAAGATTGAGCCTAATTACGAATATAAGCCTCAACCCGATTCAAGCCTTGTAAGCGAGTTTATCGATCACCATGAACAATCACTATTACCGCCGCCAGTAAAGCGCGTTAAAACGGCTAAAATCGATGTAAAAACGCGTATGTTTCAGTTGCGTATCTTTGGACTTAATTTATTTACAGTAAAATACTAATATTATGACACGAAAAAAACAAGAATTAGACGCATTCGAGCAAGTACTTGAAGACAAAAGCCAACGTAATAACATCTATTTCAAGTTATGGAAGGCTAAACAAGAAATCGGTAAGGTCGTAAAGGGTAATGATAATCCTTTTTTTAAATCAAAATACGCTGATTTAAACAGCATTTTGGAAGCGGTTGAGCCATCACTACACAAATATGAATTGATTGTATTACAGCCATGTATTGACAACATTGTTGAAACGCAAATAATAGACTGCGAGACTGGTAATATGGTTACTTCATCTTTGATCCTTCCGGAAATAAGCGATCCACAGAAAAAAATTGCTTCTGTATCTTACTTCCGTAGAGCAACTTTGCAATCACTTTTGAGCCTTCAGGCGATTGATGACGATGGCAATGAAGCGCGTAAGGGTGCAGTTGAAAACAAGCCATTGATTAACAAAGAACGATTTCAAAAAGCATTATCAGCTATTGCAAAAGGTGAGGCATCAATCAATGACCTAAAAAACAATTTCACGCTTACTGCTGAACAACAGCATGACCTTAACATGATTGATGTATGACACCAAAGGTAGTATTATTCGATGCTGATTCGCTTATCTATCAAGCCATGTATAGAGTGGTAACATTCGGTGAATTACGCGAAATGATTCGTAAAGGTGATAGTAGGTTTTCAATTGAGTTGGAAATCCTGCAACGCGGTTATGATCGATTTGAAAAGATCGCCTTTGATATACTAAATGAGATTGAAGGCGAATACCAAACATCGGTTGTAAAGTACTTTTTCACCAAGTGTAAGCGTAACTTCCGGAAAGATGTTGATCCAACGTACAAAGCCAACCGTAAATCTAACCGATGGGTAAATGAATTGCGATCTTATCTATTGGATTATTTAGATGGTTCTTTTGCATCTGATGAATACGAGGCTGATGATCTTATCTATTTTAACACGCAATTGATGAACCAATACGATTACATTATATGCTCAATTGATAAAGACCTTAAACAAATACCCGGCATTCATTATGATTATTACCAAATGAAGGTAAAAGATGAAAACGGTGAGTATATGGTTGATCAATTCGGGCAATTCGTAAAGGTTCGTAAAGGATTTAGATATGTAACAGAATCAGAGGCTGAAATGATGCAATTCACAATGATGCTTACGGGCGATGTAAGCGATAATGTAAAAGGCGTACATGGTATAGGTCAAAAGAAAGCGGAAAAGCTGTTACAGGACAAAAATACGTTTGGCAAAGTACGCGCTGTATGTGAGGCTTACAAGAACGAATCTGATAATTGGAAGGAACGGATAAGAAACAACAAGAAATTAATGATTTTCCACTAAAAAAAAATGGCAAAAGTAACAATAGAATTCGACAGTATAGAAGACCAGCACGAATTAGATGTGTGCATAAATGGTGGTAAGTGGTACACATTAGCGTGGCAATTAGACCAATATTTGCGCGGAAGGCTGAAATATGAGCCAATGAGCGACAAAGAATATGAAATGTTGCAACAAACCCGTGATAAATTGCATGAGTTAAGAAGTGAAAATGGGCTTACGTTTGATTGATATACCCGATAAGGTGTTAATGTATAAAAACACGCATAATTTATACCTATAAGGGTGTAGCATTAAAAACAGAAAATAATTTAAGGCTAATCGCCGAAAAACCGATTTAGTAATCAAATAATAACAAAGTAAAATGGAACAATTAAAAGTAACAGGACAAGTATTCAAAGTAAGCGAGAAGATCGTGAAATCAGAGAAATTCACATTTAGAAACCTATGGCTAACGCATGGCGATAAATACCCTCAGACAATTGAAATACAATTCGTTAATGACAAATGCGCATTATTGGATAGCGTAACACCTGGTGATAAAGTAACTATTGGCATCAACTTAGATGGTCGTATATGGAACGGTCAAGATGGGCAAAAGGTATTCAACACAATCAAAGGTTGGTCGATTGAAATGGCTGGACAAGTGAAGCAAGAAACAACCCAACCATATCAAGAACGCATGATGGAAAGCACATCACAAAAGATTGAACGATTAAGAAATTTAGAGCAATTAACGAAAGAAGGGGATGACCTTTTACCATTCTAAGCATGAAAGCAAATGATCTTATTAACATCAATAACAAAGTGCGCCAATTGATCAAAGCGCATTTACAAGCCAATAACATGACGTTAACGGCTTTTGCTAAGGCTACTAATATACATCAGGCTCAACTATGGGTGTACATGAATGAAAAGCAAAAGGGCTTACATACATCAACACTTGAAAAAATAGGTGATTATTTAGCGAAAAAAGTTTAAATTGCAATTATGATCATGCCGCCGACAAAAATGGAGATGCGTAACTTACTTGCTGATTTCGCGAGTGATGATATGTACGTTGTTTTCACGCATGATTATGAGGATTACATTTTAACCGGTTTCAAGATTACAGGGGAAGGTTTACGCCTTCCTTTGTTGTTAGATTACCTACGAACCAATAACATTCCAATACTATCTGTAAAGGCATCACCAGTGCCACATGAATGGTATGAAGATGAGTGGATTCTATGGTGGGATATTCTAATTATGAAATACGGTACGGAAAATTGAATTATATTTGTCAATAGTTTATGTTTAACGGTTAGGTTGGGGAGGCATTCGTATTCATTTCTCTATTCTATAAGCACCGCACAGTTAGCCTCCCCTTTTTTAACCAAAAACACGCATAATTATGAAAGAAAAATTGAAAGTTGCATTTGGAATTACATTACTACCGTTATTCGCGGCAATGTATTACATGGATAAGATAATACTACTATTCTTGCCTCACTTACCACAAGAGAGTGTTCAAAAGTGGTTTGGATCGCAAAAAGAAATGGTAAGTAGTACGATAAGAGTTGTTGCCTTTTGGGGTGCGGTTGGTATATACTATGTAATTACTTGGATAATTGGAGTTTTTTAGCACATACGATAAGATTGAGCGCGTTTATTCAACGAATTACGACAAATGCATCATAGGCTATTGTCAAAACACGCTAATCCCTATCTATTCGGCTAATAAACTAATCAAAGTACTAAGAAAAGAGGAACACTTAGAACATTACGATGCGATTGATTTTATCACTAACCACATGAGGCATGATGACGCGATAATATGCATTGATTATGAATAAGTCAAGAACACGCATAATAGACAAATTACATAGGCAACAAAGACGAAAACAACGCGCAACGTGCCAAGTAAAGAAATGGATGTACGAAAACACGGCATTCGAAAGATTAAACCCACATGAGTAATGGCATACGATACAAAAGAACTATATCAAAAGGCGATACAAGCAATAAAAGAAAACAATCTTTTCTTCATTGAGGATGTGGTTGCACTTTTGCCATGTTCTAAACCAACATTTTACGATCATATACCAGTCAATTCTAACGAATTTAACGTATTAAAGGAGTTGATTGAAGAGAATCGAGTCAGTGTTAAGTTAAAGATGCGCAAGAAATGGCTTGAAAGCGATAACGCAACTCTTCAAATGGGTTTAATGAAGTTGATCACAACGGATGAAGAACGCAAACGCCTTGCAACGTCATACATGGAGACTAAACAAAAGCACACAACGGTAGACCTATCCGAACTATCAACTGACGATATTGTTAACCTACTCAAAGATGATGAGCAATGAGCATAAGGAAGCGGCTAAAGAATTACTTCGGCAAGAACTCGCAAGAAGGAGTTTCTTTCATTTTTGTAGGTACTATGATCGCGATTTTGTACACGCGAGACCTTTTGTTAAGGACATTTGCGAGGCTTTTCAGGAGGTTGAGGATAAGAAAATAAAGAGTCTATCTGTATCATTGCCTCCGAGAGCCGGTAAATCATACATCACATCACTATTTTGCGCTTGGACATTAGGCAAGAATCCGGATAAATCGGTGATGCGTAACGCGTGTACGGCTACACTATTCTTAAAATTCAGTTACGATGTAAGGGCAATACTAAAGGATGAGCGATTTAAACGCGTGTTCCCGGATGTAAGCCTGTCAGATGATAAAGCCAATCTACAAGGATGGAACACCAATAAGAGTAAGCAAGTAGGTTATTTTGGTGCTGGTGTTGGCGGTACGATCATCGGATTTGGTGCAAGTAATGTGGCAATCACTGATGACCTTTATAGAGGTATAGAGGATGCTTTAAGCGACACGGTAAACGATAGGATTATCCAATGGAAAGAATCAACGCATGATTCACGTTTTGAAACAGGATGCGCACGTATTGATATAGGTACGCGTTGGTCGGTTAATGATGTGATTGGTCGAGGTATAAATGAAACCATATACGATAAGAGCATAATCGTACCGGCATTAGATGATAAAGGTAACTCATTCTGCGAGGCTGTAATGACCACTGAGGAATACAAGCAAGTACAAAAGCGCACTGCTAAGGAAATATGGTTAGCCGAATACCAACAGCAACCAATCGATATTGAAGGTCGATTATTTAGTGATTACAAGCGCATCAATCAAAAGGAATTTGACGAGTTTATAAGCACCAACCAAGTTGAAGGTACACTGGCATACATTGATGTGAGCGATACGGGAATGGATTACACTGCTATGGCTATCGCTGCAATAGTTAAGAACCAAACGTACATTGTAGATTATGTATTCAACCGTGATAATACCGATCTGACTATACCGCAATGCGCGGCGTTACTAAACAAGTGGAACGTATCATATTGTAGGGTTGAATCCAACAACATGGGAGCGATGTTTGCGCGTAATTTACAGAACCTAACCAAAACCAAAATACTTCAGGTAGCCAATACGACAAACAAGATCACACGCATCATAATGCAGTCGGCATTCATCAGTCAACGGATGCAATTTGTAGTAAAAGAAGAGCAACAATGCCTCACATTCATTGAAAATATGCTATCATTTAGCAAGGAAGGTAAGAACAAGCATGACGATGCGCCTGATTGTTTGGCGGGGTTAAGTTTATTTTTGCAATCTATGTTTAAAAATTTATCGTAACTTTGATTAAAATCTAATCATATGATCAGATGAATCTGAACTTCTGGGAGACTTTTTTCGGTATAGATCAAAACCGACAAGATAGGTATATCAACCAATGGAATAGAATATTCCCCGTAATGAATCAAATGTGGGGTGTTAAGAATGCCGTATGGATTGATACTAATAACGCGTGGCAGCACTACTTAGATATTCCTGAATTACGCGCTGTGATCGACAAACGTGCATCAATGATGGCGGCAAACAAGCCAGTGTTACTCGATGCTGATGGTAATGTAGTTGAGAACCATTGGTTCGTTGACCTTACTAAGCAACCAAATCCAATCCAAAGTTGGTCGGATGTTGTGTATT